GGAAAGCAAACATCATATTTATAAATTGGCATTTTTCTATCCTTTCTGGGTTAATCGTCGCGGTCGGTGTTGAACTCAACGCGCGGATATTCGTCTTCAACAAAGCTATCATCAACATGAGCAAGCCCTAAACGGGTACCGGCATCCCAAATTATGATGGGCAAATCTTGCGGCAAATCAGCAAGCGCAGCCATTAATTCAGACACTTTCATTTTGTATTCTCCTTGGCAAATTGCATCGCGGCATACCATACTTCCTTAGCATCGCAAATCGATGTATACACATCAGACATTGAATCGTAAAACTCTCGGCTGCTGCGCTTTTCACTGTCCGCAATTAAAAAGCGAATGACATCTTCGCGATCAGCAATTGCTACACAACTCAAATATGCTTCAACAAAAGCCTGCTCTTCAACAGTTAGGCTGCGCGGTACTTTTTCTTCAACTGAATAAACTTCCCACTCTGCATAATCGTCTTTTTTGCAATCTTCTAACCCAAGGGCCTTGGCTTTTTCCGTGGCTTGGTCAAAATCTTTAGCTTGCACAGTCGCATGGTAATACTGGTAATAGCTCATTGACACGTTATACGTCTTCATCTTCTATCCTTTCTAAACACCGGATCAGGCACCGGCATCGCCAGTATAGCAAGGTTTTTGTACCTTGCAACACTTATTTACATTTATTTTACTAAACCTAGGGTTTCCTCTAGTTCCCCCCAAGGCATACCACGCGAAGGCCAACAACGAAGGGGTTCAAGCTTTATGCCCTCTGCAGCCAATTTCATAGCATCGCTCCCTTGATATAAGCGAATGGTCGAGGGGCGTAGTGTATTACCGGCATCAAGAACAAGAATGTAGCAAGGCCTATCCTTGGCAGCATGCCGAGTCATGAAAGCAATTTGATGTGGACGCAGCCCAACTTTTAAGCCCTTGGCCACCACTTTTAATTCCATCAAAACAAAACATTCCCCGACACCCACTAACATGTCAGGAATGCCAAGGTTGATACGATTCTCAATGCGCTCAACAGAGCAATTGACAAGGCCGGCTTTCACCCTAGCCGAAAATCTAGCTTCAGGTGTCATCTGATCCCCCCAAACCTCGCTCAAAGATGTCAAGCGGAGGCTGCTCCACTCCCGCGTCGAACTCGGGATCCTTTTCTCTTGCTGCACTTTCAATCACCACTCCCGTGTCCGCATCGATCAAGGCAGTAGGTGGTGGGCCACCATACAGCTTTTTAAGCTCATCAAGCTTGCGCTGCACCTCTTCCTTGCTCATGCTGTCAATTGTGCCGTGGCGGATCTCTTTGCGCTCCACATAGATCGTTCCCAAAGCTTGGCCCCTACGATACTCTGCTTGGACGGCTGCTGCAAATGCACCGGCATCAAGGGCTTTATCGCGGATGATCTGCAAATCGCGCATATGGCGCTCATAGGACGTGTTGTACTTGGACGCCAAGTCAGCACGATAAGCCTGAATGGCTGAGACCACATGGGGGTTAATATCAGGGTTTGTGAGCTTCCATGCCATCACAGAGGCGCTGGACGACTTGTACCCTGCCCTGATGGCTGCCTCTTTCATTGTGGTGCGGCCATCGCCACTCACAAGCTCAGTGACGAAGGTCCATTCCTTGGCTGTCAGCTTCCTGCGCTGCTGCCGCAGCGGAGCCACCTCAGTAGACATTCGTTTCTGTGCCTTGTCAGGCATGACAGGGGGAACATTCCAAACGTCTTTCTTGGCCATTAGCTGATTCTCCACAAACGCCAACCATTGTCCACCTTGCGCAGCGTGAACACCCATTTAGGCTGATGCACTCGTGTGAAGCGAAGGGCAGCGACACGGCAGCTTTCAGCCTGCTTGCGCACGCCAAACAGAATGCTATCACCCGCCTCCATCTCACCAAAAGGATACTTGGATCGATTAGTTGGCAGGGCTATTCCCTGATCAATATGTACCATCATTAACTCCCGTAAAAGAACTACCACGAGTATAACGAGTGTCGCTCCAAGAGTCAAGGCAAAAAGCAATCAGGGCTCCCTATAGAACTTTTGGAGGGTGTAGTGTGTTTTTATTTTTTCACTTTTCATCTCGCGGAGCCCCCCTAGAAATATTACATTGAATCTCCAGACGTAATTTGCCGAATGCTCGTAACGTATTGATTTCTCTCACTTCTTACGGCATTACGTCTATTACGTCAAATCTCACAAAAAATAAAAAAAAAACACCTCTTACCCCTAAAAGGTCTATAGCGATTAAACCTTAGTATTACTTTTCGGCCCATTTTCACCCTTTTTGACCCTCGGTCCGCGGTCCCCCCTCCCTCCCCAACCAACCACTGTATATCCACCCAGTACCATAATGCATCACACTAAAACCCCCAAACCAAGGGAAAACCCCTAGGAAATAGTACATTTCAAGTAATTGACCTAACTAGATAAAAGCATGATAATAACCCTGTCCACTTAGATAAAAGGCGGACAAACACCATTAACAAAGAAAGGATAGTGATATGACTAAACAGACGGACGCTACGGATAAAGACATCGAACAAATCATGGACGATGCGCAGGTTTTGCTTAACTTCTGCTCCAATACTTTTGTCAAGCCTGCTGACGCGTGGTTCGCGTGCCTTGTCTCGTCAGCCATTTTGACAGCAGAATTAAGTGTGCCATTGGAGAAGTTTTTGGAGGGCTTTGAGCATGCGTATGGCGATGCGATGAAGGCCAAGAATGCAATGAAGGGACCATCTTATGATCATTAATGCTGACAATTATGTGCCTGTTAGGCGCACGAATCAGTGCTTAACGCCATTTAACACGGGCAAGGTACAGATAGGGCTGCTGTATCAGCCGCCGGCTCCTGAGATGACATCGTCTGAGGAAATTATTCAGGCAGCGCTCCTTGGTACGGGCTCGATGTACCGGCCGGCACCTGCGTGGCCCGTGATCCTTGGTTCTGCCATTTTGGCTTGTTTTTTAATATATTTTGTGGGGTAACCATGTACGAATTCTTGTATGAATGTGATGAATTGGGGTTGCAGCTTAAATGCTTTTTTGAGTATGAGCCGGCGGAAGTTGGCTCGATTGAGCCCATGTCTGGGATGAAGTTGGAGCCGGACTACCCTGAGGTATGGACCTTGATATCGGTGTTCTTGCCTAACAGTTCTGTGGACTTGAGCGGGGTTTTGCATCCGGATGTGATTTCTCGGGTGGAGAGGGATGCTGCGACTTATTTTGAAGAGAAGAGGGAGGAGAAATATTATGACTGAGCAAAGAGAATTAGAAATCCTGCGGCCATATGTTGCCGCTTGTGGGGAAATGGTTACCAAGAATGCTGCATTGGAAAAGCAGTTGAAGGCAATAGATCGTCTGCTGCTTGAAGTGCTGATGGGTGACACCGATCCTATGCAAGCCATGATTGATCGTCAGAAGATAAAGGACCAATTTGATGACCAACATTGAAGACTACAAACCGCAGGTGGACCGGCCCAACTGCCACAAGTGCGTGAACCATGATCCTTTGCCCATGACGCACCACATCCAGTGCTTGGAGCCCAAGGCTTTGATCTCTGGCAATGCGCGCGCTGCGCAAAAGGGTTGGTTCCATTGGCCGTGGAACTTTGACCCTATTTGGTTGGAAGAGTGCAGTGCATATGAGGAGCCCAAAACATGAAGCAAGATGAAGTTCTAGAGGCGTTGCACAGGGTGGTGCAAGAGAACAAGCACTACACAACATGGACTGTATCAACACCGCACTTGGTTGCCTTGGTCAACTTAGCCATTGAGCAAGAGCGTGAGGCGTGTGCCAAGATTGTTGAAGAACACGCCAAGGTGTATGCGAAGCTTGAAAAAAATCCTGCAACAAGTGCGGCATGGGCGGCTTGCATTGATATCCATGATTCCATATCCGAGCGGGGTGACGCATGAAACCACTAGCATGGTACGACCCAACTAACGGCATGGTAAGTACAGACAAAGACAGCCCCCTGTTTACACCGCTTGGTCAGGTGCTGCCTTTGTATACACAGTCAGAGCAAGAGCCTGTGGCATGGATTAACCCCAAAGAACTTTTGGTAATGCGTGGCAATGCGTATGCGGGCGCAAAAGATTGGCGTGTAAACCTTGGCCTTGAACCCGAAGAAGGTGATGTGGCTTTGTACACCATTCCACCACAGCGCACACGGATAGAGCTAACGGATGAGGAGAGACAGCGCATAAGAACGGCTGTATTAAAGGAGAAGAACACATGACCACATACAAAGAACTGGGTGAATTGATGCGCAATTTGCCTACGGATGAAACATGGCTGCCGCTGTTTTTGGGGCGGCTTAAAGAGAAAGATCCTGAGATCTACCGACGCATGATGGAACTGGCAAACGACAAGCTGAAGGAAGACAAATGAAAACACTCCTTGAGTTTTATGTTGAAGCCTATGAATTTGAACACGAAATGTTAAAAAAAGTAGCATTAAGAAACGAAGAGCTTGTGGGAATTATAAAAATGTTGGTAAAGCTACTTGAGGAGAAAAAAGTATGACTAACGAAGACAGATTGGACCAACTTGCGATGGAGGCTATGTCGGCGTCCATTGTGAATAACGGCATACGTAACGCATACACCTTGGCATTGGATTCTTATATCCTTGCCACCGAAATGCTTAAGAGAAGGCAGTTGATCCTTGAGGCGCGGGTCATCGGCAAGTCTTCTCAATTCATTGAAGAACTAGAGCTCACGATGAGGACAAGCAACTGTTTAAAAGAAGCAAAGATCCATACGGTAGGCCAATTGGAGCAGTGGACTAGGAATGAACTTTTGGGGCTGCCTAATTTAGGCCGCAAGAGCTTGAAAGAAGTTGAGGAGCAATTGGAAAAGATGGGCCTGAAGTTGAGGGTCCCAACATTAAAGGAACTGGTATGAAAGTAGAACTAAACCTCTGGGAGAAGGCCATGGGATGGCGTAAGCGCCAGATGGTGGAAGCGCAGCTTGAAAACAACCTGTATGTTTCGCCCTCGCAGCGCAACTTGGTCCTTGAAGAGGTGGCCAAGGAAATTGAGAAGATGAAGGCGTTCGGTCCTGACACAATATCGAGTTTTACTGTCGTCATAAGGAACATGAAACGTGAGCTTTACTAGTCAACATCTGGCGCTTGGAAGCACGCAGCATGTGCATCCATTACAACTTTGTAATAAATGCGAAGAAAAAAGGCCACCGGAAGGTGGGATTCAAATGAGTGCAGCAAGGTGGATATGTGCTTGCTGTTGGACCAAACGAGTAACGACAAGGAATTTAAAAGAACATGCCAAGACCAAAACCACCGGAGCCATTAATCGGAAGACAAGTGAGGATGTCTGACCGACAGTGGATGATCTTTAACCAACTAGGAGGTGCTGAATGGCTGCGCAAGCAGTTAGAAAAAAAAGCACCAATGCCAAAGAAATATTATG